CAAGGCGTGCGCGCCCTCCGCTGTGGTGCATTTTTCCGGTCTTGTCTGCTACGGCCATGTTAGTTCTCCTGTGCCGGAGTGACCGGCGTTTCTGTCTTTGCCAACAGTGCAGCCTTTTGTGCGTCAGCGGCTCTCTGATTGGCTTCGGCAATTTCTTTCAATCGTGCTTTCAATATTCGTTGGTACGGGGTGCCACTTTCAACTTGGGTGGCTTCAGGCGGGTTATTGTTCGGTGGTTCTGTGACGCGGTTCGCAACGGGAAGACCAGGAATCAGGTATTGCCGCAGGCGATCCGCTTCCGCCCATCCCCGATTCGCCTCTACGATACACCGATTCAGTTCTTCCGCGTGAGAAGTTTTTAGCCGTTCCAGTTCTTCCGTGTGTCGCTGGCGTAACGTGGCCAGTTCAGCTTCCAGAGCGCGGACGTAGCGAGAACGGAAAAGGTTAGTCCAGCTCATGTGAAGAGACCTTTCGATACGTGCCAAGCCTTGATTCTCGCAGGAGTCTCAAAAGTAATAGCCTCCGCTGTTATGCCGGTAATTTTGAACATGGTATTAGGAGAGCCGAAATTCATAAAACCCAAGTACATACCAACCCGATATGCTTTATAGTCGGAGGCGATTGTTATAGCGGGTTGCGTCGGCAGGAATATCTTTCTAAACGGCCAGACCTCAGACGGCAGCGCAGTAGCGGCAGCAACGCCAAGTATCGACCGCATGAAATTTCGCCTGTCCATCAATCACCTTTCACTTTCAGCGCTTCCAGAAACCTTTTGTCTCGCGGCGTCAGGTTCAGTATTGAGAGTCTGGCACGCTCGCGGTACTCCTGCTCCTTCTCTTCGATGGTCATCGCGTTAAACGCTTCCGCTTTTTCCCTTGCCGCTTCTTGCGCCCACTGGCGTTGTTGACGCGCGTCGGGGGCTTTACGGATTTGCTCGCGCTTGTCTTCCAATGGGCACCTCAATTAGAACGATTCGCTCTTTGTTCTTTCGGTGTAGCCCACCGGCAATTTCCCGGTTCATAATTTCCATCGTTGTTGATTCGGTCGATGGTCATGTTAATCGGACGTGGCCCCATGTCGGCCAAGAACGTCTCGAACCTATCCCACTGCTTGCAGATTGTAATCCCACGACCGCCGTATCGTGAAAACTTATTTGAGTTAGGGTTCAAACATCGTTGGCGCATGGCATCCCAGCTTCGGAAGGTCCGCGAGATTTTACCGTGTATTGCGTGGCCGTGGCGTAACTGCGGTAGACGTTTCATTAGTTCGCGGCTCGTATCGCGGACCAAACAACCGCAGGATTGTACTCCACCGGCTACGAGATGGTGGCTCGCAACCATTCGCATCGCGCCACACTCACAAGCGGTCAACCAGCGTACATGCCGAACTCTGCCAACTGGCCAGAGAACTTTCAATCTCCCGAATGTTCTCCCGCTCAGGTCCAACATTTTACGCATTTGGTTTAACTCTTCTGTACCAAGTCGGCACTGTAATTGGCTTCTGCGGCCTGCGCTCTTTGGCGCGTTCTAGATTGTAATCCTTATACATTACAGCGGCGCGGCGCATCGGGTCTGTAATCGCAGCGTATTTCTCTCGCTTTTTAATGTGCTCTGGTTTATCTTCAGGGTCAAGTAGTGCCCCCGCCACCGCATAGCGAAGGGCATCCCCCAAATCATCGTTGAGACTGACTCCCTTTGGTTTCTGAACGTCTTCCAAATGAATCGGGTCTCGCACTAACATTGGAATTGCTTCAGCCACCGCAGTACAGGTATTCAAGACAAATAATTCATCAGAGTCGAGAAGGCTGTAGACTTTCTGCCATCCAGCTATTCGATCAGTATTTGAACGGGTTGGGCGAGGCAATCCAGCGGCCGCTAGAATATCTCCGACTTCATCAGCCACGGTACGATTGCTTACTGTTCGATTGAACCGCTCCCAGGAGAAATGGATTGAACTGATATTCCACCGATAGCCTTCCTGACTCCGCTCAAATTTCGCTTGGTCTTCCTCAAAAAACGATTCGCCAGCGGCAATCTCTCGTCGTTCTTGAAAGCGTGGGATAGAAGAGACCAGTGCGTTAGTCTGGAACTCTGGAGTCTTTTCCTGCATCCACAATTCTTGGATTACAACGTTAACCATGCGGGGCTTCTCACCGTCCCATCGCGGCTTGAGCAAAGCCTTAGTCATAAACACGATTGAGGCGAAGTGGCCGAATCCATAATCGTAGCCAATCCAAACTGGCTGCCAGTCCTCAAAGTGGAAGTCTGACGCTGGCCGGACGTGCCGCTTCGGTTCCCAATTGTCAAAGAATTGCCCGGAGACGGAATCCATGTTGCCCCAGCGGATCTTGTCCCGCAGTGGAGACTTTTCAAGCGTAGCGATGTACTCCGTGTCCTGCGCGTAAATTGGATTCTGGTCTACCGTCGAGTGGAAGAACTCATAATCCGCAGGGTTGTATTTGTCCGCGTCCATCCCCTGCACTGGCTTATGGTCTTTCCAGAGCTTCTTAATCCAGGACCAACCAATACCCATCGGGTTAGTAGCGCCGCCCATCGTTGCGCGTGCGCCAGGTATCGGGCAGCGGTTGCGGCCGGCCAGCGCGTCCCAAATGGCGAATGAGAACTCGCCCAATTCCTCAAAGCCAATAAAGACGTACTCAGTGGAGAGATACTTTCCAACGTCCTGTTCCCGTTCGCAGGCACCAAAGAACAGTTTGCTTTGCAGCATCTTGCCCGTCGGCTTGCCGTCTAATCCGATCTCCGGTTGCGGGTGGAAGTACACGATATGGTCGCCCTGGTGGTAGAACTCGTACACCCAGCGCGGAACGTCCGCCAAAAACTTGTCAATCACCGTCCGCTTTAGGTCAGGAATGGTCTTGCGGAGAATGATGGAGTTTGAGCCGGGATATTCTAGCGCGTGAAAGATTGCTTCCATCAACAGCGGTCGAGACTTACCAGAACCGAATCCACCGACTTGCAGCCGGTACTTTGCCGGCGAAGTGTGGAACATGACCTGGTGCGGCCAGGGTTCATAAAACGAAGAGATATTTCGGGATTCGCTGGCGGTCTCAGGTGGTGTAACGGCTGGACTCACGGAAGGATGCTACCACAATAAAAAACGGGAGACAGCCCCTCGGAGGATCAGTCCTGGAAAGCTATCTCCCGCACGCCATGCCTTACCGCGTATCGAAAAGTAGTGTACGTCAATCAGCGGTCGCTGCGTTAGCCTTTTCTGGTGGCGGGTCGCCGGCATCCTTTGCGTTGCTGATGGGAATCGGGCCAACTCCGGGTTGCGCAGTGTCGCCGGGGTTCTTTGGCTTGTTCGCTTCCAGCATCGCCGCGGCTGTCTGGCGTACCGCATCCTGAAATACCAAGTCCATATCCCCGCGAATCTCACTCAGCCCGAAGCCACACTTGGAACAGAACTTGATCGCCTTCGGAATGGCTCCCTGTGACGTGATTTGAATCCCGTCCTGATACACACCGATTGTGTGGCCGGATACAGAGCAGACTTTCTCCGAGATAGCTGCACTCTGTGCCGACAACCCGCACGGATTCGCAATCTTTTCTGGCATACCTTTTCTCCCCTCGTAAATGAATTTGAAATCATTCGGAGCCAACTCGACTAACCGAAACTCGACAGACGGGAACATTTGATCGGCGCGCTTAACCGCGTGCTCAAGCATTTCGTCTAACTGTTCTGAACCGTAACCCGTTCCAGGTTTAGCCCGAGCGCGCCAGGTTACGTCCTTCTGTCCGGGCATGATGACGCGCACCGTCATATTGCGGTAGAGCTTCTCGCCGGACTTGGAGCGCATGATTCTCACTGACCAGGCACCCATCCCGAAGAAAGATACATAATCCTTCCCGACCGATATGCGCCCGACAATGTGTCACCGATAGTCCAGCCGATTCCGTAAACGTGGCATATCCACTTGCGGCTGTTTGGATTGAACCAGATGCGCGCGTACTTCACTTCAGCCACCACACAAACAAAACAATCCCGATGGCCGCCAGCAGTGTAAGAGGCAGAACAATACGGTAGTCGCGTCGAGAATGTTCCCGGAGAGCGCCACCACGACCGCGACGTAATTGCCGCCCAAGGCTCATTGTTTCGGTGCCATCCCTTGCAACTCCATCGCGTGAGCTTCCAGAATCCGCACCCACTCCAAGAGCCTCTCCGGGTCTTTCGTCAGTTCCTCCAGCACCGCGGTAGGCGGATACCAGAACGTGACTTCCCCTTTATCTTGAATTGCGATCATCAGCGGCAGCCGGCGCTGTTGCAGGACTTCTATCACCAGTCTGCCTTCTGCTGTGTGGATTAGTTGATCGAAGTCTAGGTCACTCACGCGTCAAAACCTCATCGAGCATTCTTTCCAATTCTTTCCAATGCACAGTCATAAATTCTGAAAGTTCGTACTCGTTGGACAATATCATGCCGTTTTTATTTGAGCAGGCGACCATCGTCAAATACATCATTGCCGCGCCACGCGAATCGGAGAATCTGGTGTCCGCTGCGATGGCCTTAATCGCATTTGTGGCTTCCCTGCCTTTTAGCGCATCCAGCCCAACCTTACGCATTCTTAAACTCACCGTTTGGCCTTCTCTTTCTTCGGCAGTCCACCGAGCGGGATAGCGTTGTTCTTGCGCCAGGTCGAGCAGGTATTACAGAGGCAGGTTAATCGGTTGCTGGTTGCTGTGTGGACCGTCCCCAGTGTTTCAGGTCCAAGTGATCCGTCCGGCGGTTTATCAGTTTCCGTAGTTGCGCCAATGATTCCGTCAGCCACCGCTCGCCTCTTGCCCAATAGCGAGCTTCGCTTACTTCGTATGGAGTCATTCCCGGAGACAGAAGCGCGCCGTCCAGGAATCGAACTTCCTGCAACCCGTGACACGTTTTGATTAGCCGTACTTCCATTTGACTGCTCACTCTCCGGCTGGGTTTTTATGGTGCAGTTCCGAATCCAAGCACTCAGCGGGACCAGCCCCGCATCGCGGCGTACCTGCGCCAGCTCATCCTCGCTAAATGTGACAGCTATCTTTGGCACGCGCACACAGTAGCATGAGTACGTACTGATACGCAACTATTCGTCTTTAGGGGTCTTGTGGCCGTTCTTATGCCCGTTGCCATTGGTATGTTGGATCGGCGGCAGTTGGGCAGCACCAGCTCCAACCAGTCGCGGCGGCCGCGGGGAATCGAGTACGATAATCTTGACTCCCATATCTGTTGGTGTGCGGTCATCAGCAAAAAACTTGTGATACCTGGCCAGCATCTCTAACGCCTGCTGAGGATTCGTGAAGCGAACCGAGCCAGTTTTCGCATCATAAGAATGGATGCAAGCAGCAATATCGGCGCCCATCTCCGAGATATTCTTTAACTTCCCGTTCGCGTCAAACGCTTGCCGCGGGTCTGCAAAAGCGTGCCGCGTGAGCTGTTTCAGCGTGCGTTCCACCGTAAAATCCAACTTTTTTCTACTCTCGGCCAAAATGCGGGTAATTTCCGCCTTTACTTGAGCATTCTTTAACAGCCGTGATGCCTGAAAAGCCGCTGTCTTTCGAGAGAGACCGCAGGCAATGGCAGCCTCAGTTCCGTTGCAATCAAGAATGACATACTGACGGGCAAAGGATTCTATTCTGGCACGCGCTTTGTGATGAGACTTCCGACCCATGATGAAGGAATCGTACCACTAGACCGCTGAAACGGGCAAAGGAAGCGAGTTGACTATGTATCTGTAAGTCACCACGCGCTCTAGTCCGATTTTCGCCAAGAATTTGTCGGAAGCGTTTCGGC